ATGAAAAAAACATTGATAAAATTATTTTTTAAAAATAAATATTTACAAGTAGTATTCTATGGAAGTGATAAAATTAGAAGAATTTACTACGTTAAGCCTACTAAAGATTATTTAATAACTATAAATTCAAAAACATATAAAATTAACTCTAATCATATTTTTTATACAGATAACGGGTTTAGGAGTGTTATAGTTAACGATTTAAGCGCTGAAACAATTAATCCTTTAGATTTTGAGAGTAAATTCAATGCTGATGATTTTAATACAGCAATAAATAATAATTTAATCAAACAAACATTTGAAACTTTTTCAGATAATCAAATCGATTGGTTAAAGGTAATTATGTTTGGTAATTTATTTATAAGCGCTACTTTGTTATTTTTTATACTAAAAATGAATGGAGCGTTATAATTATGTTAGAGCCTATCATTTTATTAGGATTAATTATTTACCTAATTTTATTGTATTTATCATTACAAATAAAAAGCAATAATTTATTTGCTTTATGTGGTGTATTCTTTTTACTTCCAATGACTCAATATAACAATTTAATCATAGCGTTATTATGTGCAATAGGTGCATTTTTCCATTTTATTCTAGGCTGGTTTACAAGTAAGGAGGATTAGAAAAATATGAGTATAGATGAAATTATTTCACAAGATAAAAATATAGATGATGATTTAAGATTAAAAGTTATTAATCATTTACTGGATATGACTAATAATACTTTAGTTAACTCTCGCTTAAATAAGAAACAAGTTAACACTATTGCAAAACTTTTAACATTTGCAAGAGTATATAAAAATGATTATACGTTAAAAATTGCTTATGATATGCTAAAGTTGCAAGTTTCGTTACAAGGTCTAGGCAGAAAAGAACTTGTAAGAATTTTACAGACTACAAGCGACTACGAACCATCAGAAAGTAAAAAAAGTTTTAAGGATGTTTTTAGATAATGAATAACTTAAAAAATATATCATTTAATAGTGGCTTTTATGTTGCTATCGGTCAACAAGGGAGCGGAAAGACTGCTTTTATTACATATCTAGCAGTTAGCGAATATCAAAAAAATAAAAGACTTATCTTGTCTAATTATACGCTTTTTGGTATTCCTTGTATTTATTATGATGATAATGTTCTGATTGATTTATTAACAAGCGACAGTTTAATAGAAACTGTATATATACCAAGGCGATTTAAGGATAAGCCTTATAACATCGCTCAAGAGTATTATAATATAACAGGAGTATATCCTAAAAATAACGATGACTATCTGAATGGTTCTATAATTTTACTTGATGAAATACATGTCTATTATGACAGTTATGATACTTTTAAAAAACATCCGAGGATTGTATCTGGTTTTATCAGTCAGTTAAGAAAAAGAAAAATATTACTTTTAGGAACCACTCAAAGAATATTAAAAATACCTATGCGTATGAGAAGTGAAGTTAAGTATGTTTTAGATATGGAAGAAAAAGGCAACTTGTTTAGTTGTGTTTTTAATCAAATGGATGGTTATTACTTCAAGCCATTTAAGAAAATAACAATCGACTTGAGAAATTATTTTAAATATTTTGATACTAATGAGATTATAACACCATAAAAAAGGAGGTATAAGAAATGCTTGTATTAAATGACTTTTTAAATAGTCTTTATGAGTTTTTGCATTTTGATAGAGCAGTAATGGACAATCTTTTAACTACGATTGTTTATTTAGTATATATATATATATGTGTTAAAAATGGTGCTAATTGGATTACTATGTTAATAGGTTATTTAATAATATCAACTATTTTTGAATTTTTAGGTATATCAAGTTATCTTAATGTCATATCTTTATTAAATACATTATTTTCTGCTATAATTGATATAATATCTGCACCAGCAAAAAACTTTTTGAATGCGCTTAAAGATATTATAGACGCTATTACTCCTTGGTGATAAATTATGTAAAACAAGTATTTTAATATACTTAATTAAAGTAGTAAAAAATAAGATTTTTATTGCAATTTACTTTCGAAAGGCTTATAATATAAGTAGTTAAAGAGAGGGAGGAAAAACTACATGTTAAAATTTTTACAAGTAAATGTTAATCCAAAAAAGCGTAAAACAGCAGATTGTAGCACTAGGGCACTTACTAGTTGCCTTAATATTGATTATGATGATGCTCTTGATTTGCAATTAGAGGAAGTTAAAAAATGTTATTATGATTTTACTAGTCGCCAAGTCATTGAAAGAGTATTAAAAAGATTTGGTTATGTAAAATGTAAAACACCAAGAAAAAACGATAATACAAGATACATGGTTAAAGAAATGGACCAAGTTTTAACTAAAGAACAATTAAAAAATGGAGTAATTGTAAACGTAGCACGACACTATGTAGTATTAAAAGATGATTATTATATAGACGCTTGGAATTCTGGCAATTACTGTGTTGGTAACTATTACGTAAAATTAAATTAATAAAATGTATTGCCTAGTTGTTAAGGCAAATCAAAGAATTGTAACAACAGCAGAGTTGCATTGCTAAAAATGATATGTAACAGTTGGCTGGCTAAAAGCTAGAATAAGAATAAGGAGGAAATAAAATATGGAAATGGATTTAGTAAAAAATGCGTATGAGGCTTCAGTAATGTTATCTAATGTAAGATTACTATTATTATGGGATGAGAAAATAAGTAGAGAAAATTATATCGCATTAAAAATTTTTATTGATAAGTGTAAAGAAAACCTTGATGATATAATTAACAAGATTGAAAAATATGGTAACGATGAAAAGGAGCAATAAAAATGAAATTAGAAGCCAGAAATTTATTAGAAGAAAAGTTACAATCATTAAAGAAAACTATGTTTGATTTGTTTACAGATGAATACAATACTAAATTTTGTAAAAGAAATTATGCTACTCTAAAGGATACGATTGAACAGTATAAAAATGTGATTGATGATATTGATAAACTTATTGAGAAATATTGTGAAGGGTGGATGTATACTCTATGAACACTTACATTATAACATTACTAGATACGTATATAAGCGATGAAAATATCACTAGTAAGTTATTTAAAAAAACAGTATATCACGCTAAAAGTTGTAAACAACTAGCCAAAAAATTATCTCGTGACTTACAAAGTGATGATTATGAATTAAGATATGTTAAGAGCATGAAAAGTTTTTACTTAAGATTAGTGTATTATCGCAAGCGCAAAACTATATTAGTTACGTATCATATCGCAAGCGCAAAACTATACTAAAGGAGTGACTGGATTGATGAACGAAGATAAACAAGAGATAGCTAGACTTAAAAAACAACTAGATGCGGTGTTACAAGATTTTTATCAATACGTTCAAGGCGGTAAAGAAATCTGCGCCTTTTGCTTACACGATGATAAATGCGAACCTGGAGAAACAATATGTGGAGCAACTTATAAAGGCTTTACATGGCGAGGTTTAAATGAAAGTGAGGACTTCAGAAAGGAGGGGAGGCTGTGAAAGCATTAGTAAGAAAGGTAGGTGCTAGTAGAGGGCGGTATTATCAAGGTAGAACATTAAAAGAAATTGTTTTAAAGTTTATGAAAGCACATCCTAATTTAAAATTTATAAGATTTGATGAGTTTAAGAGTCGTTATGAAATACTTGTGTATGACCTAAAATTAAATAAAGGTTATTCCTATGAACTTCCAAAAAATAAAATTATAAAGTAAAGGAGAATAAGAAAAATGATTGATAAAAAAATGTGTGCAAACGTTGGTATGAGTTATTTAAAGGTTGTATTAAGAGTTAGTAAGGAAGGTAATCCATATTTAAAAGCATTTAACCAATTAAATGAGCCAGATATAGGAGTCTGGGTTAGTCCTAAAGTTGACCTAAAAAATTTATTTAGTGGTAAAACTGCTAACAAAACTTATTCAATCTTAGGCTATTATAAAGTTAGTAAAGAAAAAGATAATCCCGAAAAAGATATTATATTCATAAATTACATTAGTAAAGTGTATGATTATAAAACAAAAGACACTATACCATTTTAAAAAATTTATAAAAAGTAGATAACCTATATATGTTGACCGCTAGCATATTAAAATAATTAGCGGTCTTTTTATAGAGGGAGGGTAAAAAATGGCAAAAGTCTATTATAAAAGAGATATGAAAAATTGGCTAAAAGAGGCTAACGCAGTTATTAAAAGTAATGATTTTCAAGAAAGCGTTTTTGATGAATGGGGGTATATAACACACAGTGAAAACAATAACATAGCCGAAAAAACTTTAAAACTAGCAACAAAAATCGCAGAGCGTGATAAACAATCTCTTGATTATGGTTATTATTATTTGTATCTTATGCAACAAGAAAATTTAACAGATGAACAACTCCAAGAAATGGCCTCAATTGATGAATCATTTGAAAGATATATAAATAAAAAAATGCGGAGGTAATAATATTAATGAAACTTGCTAGCGAGATTGTTAAGGCTGGAAAACTAAAAAATTTTATAAATGAAAAGAAAAAGGATTTTATAGGAATAGATATTGAAACTATTGATAATAATATCTTCTTAATAGGTTGTTATGATTTAGAAAACAAATACACATATACACAAAATAATTTTATTGATTTTCTATTTTCAAAACTAATTTATTGTTGTAAAAATAACTCACACATTGCAACATGGACTAAATACGATAATACTCAAATTTTAAAAATTTTATTAGATGAGTTAAAAGATGAAAAACTGATTAATGATGTATTAAATAAAATTAATAAAATTAGCGGTCGATATAATAAAAGATTAAAAAAATATATAGAACCGCCACTATTAACATTTAACTATAAAACGTTTATAATTACCGTTGAGAATGTTATACGTGAGTGTATTCTATTCAGAATTATTGATAAAGATAATAACAGTAAATTAGTTTGGTCCTATAATATAAAAAATATGTATCCTAATTATACATTAGAGGAAGTTTGTAAAGATGCTAATTTTAACTATTATAGTAAAATCTCACTTGATAGTCATATTATAAATAAAAAAAGTTTTAATAATAAAGAATATCAAGAAAAGGTTTTACTATCAAATAGACTTGATAGTAGAGTGGCTAAAGATTTAGCGTATAAATTAGAAGAAGATTTTTTTACAATTTTTAAGTCATATCCTAACAATTTAATTAGCGCTGGAAGTTTAGCAAGGTCAAGTGTTATAGCATTATCTAAATTATTAGATAAACCTATTAATAAATTAAATATTAACGATATTTTGGACCTAAAAAATAATGAATTGCATAAAAAATTGTTAGATTATTCAATGCGTGCTTATCACGGTGGCAAGATTGATAGTTATGTTATAGGTTATACAAAAAAGGCGTATATTATAGACATTACTAGCGCATATCCTAGCGCATTGTATGATTTAAAGGGTTTTGATGATATACATATAGATTATAAAACTATCATTGATTTTGATATTGACTATTATGATTATTTATTTATTAAATGTAACTTGAATATAAAAAATGAAAATTTATCAACTCCCTTTATAATAGAAAATCCCTTAAATAATGCTAGTAACCTTTCACCATATGGCCATTTACAAAATATAGTCATAACTAAATATGAATATGAATTTATATTGCAAAATCAAAAAGATATTGAAATGGAGGTTATAGACCTAATCGGTATAAAATGCTATGGTGATTATTCAATTTATCGTTATATAATTGATAAATTGTTTAATTTGCGAATACAGTATAAAAATCAAAATATGAACACTATATCAAATCTATTAAAGTTAATTATTAATTCTTTATATGGAATTAACTATGAATTGACTGATACTCATAAAATAGATAGTCAAGATAAAATTATTAATATAGGTTATCGAAGTGGTGATTTTTTTAATCCAATAATTGCAAGTCATATAACTAGCAAAACGAGGACAGAAATATCAATAATGAATAATATTATAATTGAAAGAGGGGGGAAAGTATTATTAAATATGACCGACAGCATAATGTATGAGGGGGCTAATGTAGAAGATTTATGCAGTAAAGAAAAAGTGTTAGGAAAATTTGACTATCCTCAAGAAATTACTGATATTATAATATTAGGCTGTGGGAGATATGAATATAAAGAAGATACTAAATTTGTAGTAAAAACACGTGGCTTTACTGCGGATAAAAAGAATACAAGTTTTTATACTGAAGTATTAACTAATGGAGGAATTATAAAAAATCATAATTTTATTACAGCGTTTAAGGCGACAACATACAGCAAAAAATTTAAACGTGATTTTACTTATAAAGATTTAGGTCTAATATTCGAGGATGAATATATTTTAAATCCATTTAACTTGGGAGGTAAACGACTTATTGAAAATTATAATGTAGATTTAAGAATAGAACGGACTGATACTAAAGCAGTTTATTTATCAAAATCATTGTATGATATTAAAAAATAAAAAAAAGTCTATTAATTAAAATAGACTTTTTATAATTTAGGAGTAATTAATCTTTACCTCTGCTAGTAGAGATAAATAAGGTTCCTAAAATTCCTCCAACAAATGCTAAAGGAATTAAATTAAGTAATGTTGATAGCGTTTCATTATCTGCTAACGCTCCGCCTTCGCCGACCATTGATGCAATAGTGGTCACGATAATTGGCAAACACGCTAACGCTACAACAGCGCCTAATGCAATTTTGATAAATTTATTACCCAT